AACTATGAATACGTCAGGGTTTTCCCTGTACTTATCCACAGCTTTCTTACCCATCAGTAGTTTACCTGTTATAACATCCATGATAGGGCAAGGTGTGGATGCTAATATCATTGCCTTGAATACATTAGGATCGTCACAGATAATACTTATCCCTGAAATCTGTAAACCTAAACCACCTAGTTGTTGTGGTGTACCTAAGAGCCTACTGTTTTTTCTTCTGTTGCAGTACTCGTCTTGTTTCATTGTACCTTGTGAATAACCAAACAAACTAAGCTGTAGACCTGATGTTGTAGGTAACAAACAACTATCATTACCTCCACCACCCATAACTGTAGGTGCTATACTTGACATAACTGGTGCTGCTTCACCTGCACCTGTAGCATTGTAGTTGTTAGTCGTACTGTCAGTGTTGTTGTTACTACTTACAGTTGAGTCCTCGTAGTTGTTACTGAAGTCACCTAACTCTACATTGTCAGCTAGTGCAATCGTCACCAAGGACAGCTTTAAAATCAGGATCTTGGCAGAGAAGCTTAGTAGCTGCCTCAGGGTTACCAAGAAGGGAGAGTGTTCGAGCATTTAAGTTTCTCTGACATTTGGGTTCATTGTTAGGACAAACAGATGGGTACTCTATGATTGTAGATGAACAACCAGTTAGGATAACTGAGAGTAAGATACATTTAATTATCTTTAGCATTCATAGCTTCCATCATTATACGAATAGACTTAATGTTCTCATCTATACGAGCTAGAGTTAGAGCCTGGGATTGTACTACAGTCTCTAGTCTTTCAATACGTACCTCTTGCCTGAGTATTTCCTTAGTGTTATTCTTTACGTTGTTATCTAAGGATGACACATACCAGACAAGGGCTATGGTTTGACACACTATAGCTACAACTAATGTAATAGGTACTGACTTAGAGAGATGCCATTCTGTGTCTTTGTTTATCATTTAGTAAATCCTGCTCCGAAGTATAGGCCAACTATAGCTGACACAATGTGAGTATCTAAAGGTGTTATGACAAAGCCAGATGCAGCTTGCCATCTTACAGTCTCGTTAGCACCAAGTAGCCAGTTAAGTATACCACCCTCTACCTCAGTGTAACCTACAATTACATTTACTTCAGGATAGAATACAGCAACTAACTTAGGTAATACTATGATAGCAAACACAGCAGACAGGGCTATGAGCCTACGTGTCCAAGCAAAGTGTTTGTCATTCTTACCAGCATTACGAGCCTCATCTACAGCACCCCTGTTGAACTCAGCTCTTTGTAATAGCATCTCGTTCTGTGCTTGTTTAGCTTTAATGCTTTGTCCCCATATGGACATGACCCCACCGAGAACGGTAGAGCCTAGCATTGTGATTAGTTCTAATGGTAATCCAAACATTTATTTATATCTCCACCCTTCTGTTGAGCCAAAGCCTGAAATCTCTGAAAGAAGTTTTCGTAGCATAATCTTTACCTGTATCTATTTCAAAAGTACTTCCGTCTAATAATTCGTATTCAAACCCTGCGTTTCCATTCGCCAATTGTTTAGGAGTGTATGCTAAAATAGTGGGTTGGGACTTAGACTCTGCTACCATATTATAATCTATAGCTCGTCTTGCACCTAAGCCTCTTAAAACAATGCCATTTTGAGTGAATACTTGTAACATACCAGTTTGAATAATTCCCATATCAGGATTATTTTTTGCCATTTCTTCATAAGCAGGTTCCATATCATTGTATTCGTGACCATTCCCTGTGTTCCAAGCAAAAGATATTACACCCTCAAACGCACCAGTTGGAATGTCTGTCAATGAAACATTTTCGTCTATTATTGCTTTTTTAACTTTATCTTCAAAAGCAGTAAGAGTTGCTTTGGTAAATTCCTCATCTGTCCTGTAGTCACTTCTCCTTACTCCATCTTTTTCTACGTTATCTAATATAACATTAGCTGGATCAAAGTTATCTCTAGTAACACCAGCAGCTTGTAAGGTAGGCCACCTTCTAGCTTCACTTTCTGGTAAGTCTATAATATTACCATTATGTCTGTACTGTAAGCCCCTTGTTGGGACAATACCATAAGCCAAAGTAATGCCTACATCAGTATAGTCTGCATCACCTAAGTGTGCTACGTCATCTTCTATATCAGGTAACTCACTAAACAAGTCATTCACTACTTGTGAAGGTGTAAATCTCTTTGCATTAAAGTCTTGTATCTTTGAATATGTATTAGCATCTAAGGTTCCTGTAACTGGTAATCCTTCTGCTTCTTGGAATGATCTTAGAGCAGCTTGAGTACCTGCACCTAGAACACCATCAATACCTCTGGGTACATAACCTAGCTCAGTTAAACCAGCTTGAGCAGACTTAATAGCTTCTTGGGTATCTGTAAAACTAGCATACCCTGTACCTATTGTATTAATAACCAAAGGACTTGAGTACCTATTTGGAGATTGTCTTCTTCCTACAACCCCTACTTCACTACCTTTCACATCTGCAGTAGATGTAGTTTCTTGAACGACAGGTGGAAACTTTGCAGCCCTCTCCTCTTTTGTCAAAGACCTAGTAGCAGTGGACATTTTCTTAGCTTCCATTGCACTTTCTTTAGCCATCTCTTCTGTAGGTACACCAGTATCCTCAAAAATGTCACTCAAAGCCTCAAAGTCTATAGGTTCTTGAGTATCCTCAAAGACATCACTGAATTCTTCAAAGTTAAAATCAGCCATGTTACTTGTTTCTCTCTTTTCGTTTGGTTCTGATCTCACCATTAAGACCAATAAACAAGCCACCAATAGGAATCCTATCAAATTCAGCAGCTGTCCTTGGGGTGTCATAAGGGTTCTCCTTAGTACCTACCTCTGTGTCTTGTGAGCCTAAACCTGTTACCCCTATCTCTGGAGCATTTACTTCCATGTTAGCATCTCTTTGAGAAATTGCATCTACAGCTCTGGTTACATCACCTTGTCCTGCAGACTCTCCTATTGTATTGACAACTGCTGAGTCATTAGATGTAGTTGGTATTTCTATATATGGGTCATTCCTTGCACCTACTGGTTGCTCTCCTCTCATAGCTAATGCTATAGCTTCTCTTTCAGCAACGTAAGCTTCAGGTTCTATTTGTGCTGCAAGCCTTGACAAATATACAGATGATGAACGCATGTCTAATAACCGCCTGAAGTCAGCTTCTTTAGGTAGAAGATTTAAGAATCTATTACGAGCTTGTGTTATGTCACTACCAGCTTTTTTTGATATCATCATACTCTTGCCAGTTATTACCCCTGCTACGTCAACTGAGGTAATAGACTTAAACTTATCAGTATATGCTTTACTTACATCACCACCATAGTACTTATCTACAACAAAACGTAACCCTAGTATATCAGGGTCTGTAGTATTAGCATCTATATTGTATACACGTTTAGTTTCATCAAAGACAAAACTCATAGTACTAGCATCTGATCTAATACGTTGGTCATACTGTGCTTTCTGTGCACCTAAAGATCTATACAGCATGACTTCAAGAGCCTCACCCTTTACAGGGTCAACAGATTTGAGTGACTTAATCATTTTTGGTAAACCAGCACTTACTTCTTCTCTGACACCCTTAAATGAAATAGGTTCTTCTAGTATATTTATCTGTTCTAAACTTAAAGCTAATCCTGCAACATTCTGGAAGAAACCATTCCTGAAACTTTCATCTCCTTCTAAAATTGTTTTAGAACTAAACCCTTTACTTACTGCACCATATGCTTTAGTACCTACCCATCCCTGAGCATTTGTCATACTGTTCCACTTAGCTTGTTCGTCAGGATTGAGTAGAGATATTGCACTTACTCTGTTTTTCTCTATATCAGCAGCTCCACCTGGTTTCTGATACTCAATTAGGTTTGCAAAGGTTGACATAAGACCATTGGTTGTGACAATGTCTGTACTAGGTATATCTGAAGCTTCTACTGGTAAATTTTCAAGATCAGGAAATCTGGCATCTAACAGATTAGCCGTGACTTGATCTAATTGAAATTTTTCACTACTAATTTGTGCTGCAAGCATTATGTCAGACAATTTATTACTCTTACTAAGAATACTGAGAGCAAACTTAATTTTTCTTTGTTGTTCAAGAGTATCTTTTGTTAAGATTGATATTTTACCTTCAGATGTAGAGATACCCAGTTGCTTAAAGGTTTCTTCAATGTTATTCATTTCTTTGTCAAACTGTGCTCTATCTGCTGTATCAATAGAGGAAGGTATCTTAGCATTTAATTCTGATTTAAGTGCTAAGAAACCAAGGAATCTTGTTTGTAACATTTCACCTGTAATGGGAACACCTGCTTGATCTAATGCATTATATGCATTAAGTGTGTCATCAAGAAAAGTTTTTTGCATCTGTTTATATATAGGTTGAGCATTTTGCCATTCACTTGCATCTGTTATTTTTGTATTATCAAATGCAATTTTCATTACTTCACGAGAGTTTATTTGAGCAGCTAACTCTTCTGTTGTAGGTTGTTCAATACCCTGTTTTATTAGACTAAGCCTTGCAAAGTTTAATTCCCCTTGTCCTTCTGGGGTTAGACTCAAGTTATTAACTAAAATCTCTGCTTCAGTACGTGCAAACATCTCAATAGGTTGACCTGTAATAGTTTCCTTTAATGCACTATACTCTGCATCATTAACATCAATTCCTCTACCACCAAATCTTAGATCAAGCATAGTAATTTTTCTGTTGTAATCATTTTCATTAAGATTACCTTGCTCCAACTGCTGCTGAAAAAAGTTTAACTCATCAGAGTACTCAGCCTTTTGTTCTCTTTCGAATATGTCTTTACGTTCAGTGTACGAGGGAGCTGAAGCAGCAGCTTCTCTTTCTGCTTTGTCCCTAGCTCTAGCCGATTCTTTAGCACCTGTAGCTAGAAAGTTAAAAACACTAGCTGTTGCATTAGCTTCTTGTACAGCTTGCTCAGGTCTAACCTGTGATGTTAGTTGTGGTGAAAATATACCAGCCATGTTTTAGTCCTTTTGTAAAAGTTGAGATGCCCATCGTGCTGCAGTCCCCTTGTCATTTTCGTATAGTGTTCTTAGGATGAAAGAGTAGTCGTCAACTGTAGGTGTAAGTAGTCTAAGAAGATCTGTCTTCCTGTTGTAAGATAGTGGTGATTTAGAAACAAGAGTTCTAGTATCTCTTAAGATTTGAGAGGCACGTTCAGGGTCTTTACCGTAGATGCTCCAAGCTAGTTTAGACTTGGACAAGACTTCCTTTTTAAGAGCCTTGTTGTTCTTACCTAAGTCAAAGGTTCTTCCCATCTGGTTGTAGTACTCAGTTACTTGCAGTGGTGTAAAACCTAGTATAGATATAAGAGCATCTGACAAACCAACTTCGACAGGAACCCTTAAACCCTTACGGTTTCTGTATGTGTCATCTGCTATAATACCGACAGCTTTAGCAACTGAGTTTATACCTGAGAAGTTTCTGAGTATTCTTAGTGAGTCTTCTGTAAGTGTAGATGTCTGACCGTTGACTAGGTTATTGACAAGGTTAAACAGTGCTTCCCCACCAGTATATACGATACTACCTGATGGACCACCTATAGCTGTAAGAACATTTTCTTCTGTAAACTTATCAATGATGTCATAAAATGCAGGGATAGGAGCCATACGTTCTGACAGGGCTACATCAAAAGGAGTGAAGTGATTAAGAAAACCATCCATCACACCATACTTCATAGTTATAAACAACGCCTTGTCTGTGTCATCATTAGGGTCAAGGTCAAATGTTTCTGCAACTTTTTCTGCAAGAAACCCTCCACCTAAACCTGTGAAACCAAAGAACGGCATTGTAATAAAACCTAGTTTAGCTCTTTCAGCTTTAGTTAGATCACGACCAACAAATACTTGTTCTGTTGTACGAAAGAAATATGACAACCACTGTGTAGGTACTTTACCCACACCACTCTGTAAAGCTGAACGAGATGTGTTACTCATGTTCTGTGTGAGAGTTTCAGTTCTTGTCACTATATAGTTTATAGCTTCTTCTGACAAAAAAGATACGTCAGGATTAGCCTTTTTAAACTCTAGTGCTGCACCCATAAAACCATTAGACTTAGCTGTTGATTCACCAAAGTTAAATGGTTTTAAACCTACGTTGAAAATAGCTTTACCTACCTTAGATGCTTTGAAACCAACTCTGCCAAATGTATTTCTTGAAGACTTACCTGTCAGAGCACCCGTACTTGCTGCTAATTCGATACTGTCGCCCATAACTTCATTTGGTAATACTTGACGAAATAACTCTGCAAGATCTACAGTATCTTCTTCACTTAGTTTAATAGCCTTAGCTAAACCCTTTAAACCTAAACTTTCTGTGGCTATGTCATCTGTTCCACTCATAACTACACGTAAGATACTAGAACCTGTTAGTGCTCTTGAGGCCACATCTAATCCTAGTATAGCTGCAGCATTTAGAATCTGAGATGACTGTAAATAAGCTTGTGACAAGTTAAATGAGAATGCAGAAAAGAAACCTGTCTTTAGTAGTAGTGCTTCAGACCCTTCTAGATTAACTTTCAAACCCCAAGCATCATAAACTTGTTCAGTTACTTCATCAGCAATAACTTTCATTTGATCCTGTAAGTTACTTGTCATACCTAATCTATTTTTAACAATCTGCTGTAATTCACGCATACGACCAGCTTCAGGACTTGAGCCAACTACTTTAGCTGTCAGGAATAGTTTCTTAAAGTTAGAACCTTGACCTACCTCAACGCCAATATTAACGCCTTCTTTTTTCATCAAACGAACTTGTTCAATCCACCCTTGCATAGCACGATGTGTGTAAACAGAACTAGCATACTGGTGGGCAGCTGATCCATACTGATCTACAATAGAAGACAATGGGCTTGGGTTATAAGCTGAAGATCCACCGTATTCTGTAAGTGGTGTGTCACTACGAGCCATCTGGTTGTGGACATATTCTTCTACAGATTCACCATTGAAGACTTTATCAAAAGGATCTTCAATAGTATCATCTCTTAGTTTACTGCCTATGTTACCTTCTGTAATATCTATTTTGTTAGCTGTTAACCACTTATCCATATCAGCTTTAGTATTTATACTAGGACTCCAGCTGTTGTTTGCTTGGATAACTTCAGTAATGCTTTCGTCTGTAATCTTGTCAGTCTTGTAAGCAGCCTGGATAGCTTGTAATTCTTTTGTTGCTAACTGTGCTGTTTGATCACTGAATGCTGTAAGGATAGTCTTGACACCCTTACCACCTGTTAAGAACAAGAAGTATTTAGCCAAAGGATTAGTACGTCTACCATAAGCTGAGTAACCCAAGACATCACTAGGTTCTATAACTCTTACTGTAGAGGGTAGTATAACATAATCCTGACCACTCCAAGGAGAGTTAAGTTCCCATACTACAGTGTCTTGAGGTATATCGTCTACCTCTTTAGCATACAGTTTGACACCATTCATATTGTCAAGAACCTTAGCATCATCAGGTAACTTACTAAGTGTAGTTCTTCTAGCAGGTAAGAAGATACCCTCTGCTACTTGCACTGAGTTCTTGAAACCTTTAGATATATAAGACTTTAGTATTTCTTGAGAAGTAAAAAAGTATGCAGCATCTGACAAATCTTGAGAAGCTTTAAAAGCATCCAACACTTCTTGAGAAGGTTGTTCGTTTGTTTTACCTACCCAGTGAGCTTTAAAGTTTGTTTCACTCCACTCCTTACGTAGTACACTCTCAGGTCCATCTCTTAGTGTTGCCAGTACACCATTCAACATATTTGTGTCATCATAGTTTAACTTAGCTATTATTTCTTTCTTCTTATTTCCTGTCTTGCTAAGATATTTATCAGCAGCAGCTGAACGAAGAGCAAGTGTATTTAGTTCTGAAACATCCCTTGTAGCTGCTGAAGCAACATACTTATTGTCATACAGTTTGCCGATGGTTTTAGTCCAAGCATTTTGAACTAGCTTTGTATCCAAACGTCCCTTTAAACCAGATGACAAATCAGCAGCTTCAGATACTTTTACCACATAGCCTAAAGATAGGTTGTCAGGGTCTAAAGGTATTACTTCACCGTCAGTTTTCTCTGCAATTTTTCTAGCACCACTAGGTGCCTCACCACTCTTTAAGGGTTTGAATGCTGTTCCATCTGTACCCTTACCTATAAGAAAATCAATAGATGACGTTTGAGTATCTATAGGATTAAACCTAGTGTCATATAAATTATACTTAAAGGTTCTTGTAAACTTTTCTACAGCAGCTACCTTTAAGGCTTCTTGGTCTACAATACGAGCAGCTGTAGGTACAGCACCTGTAGCCTCACCCTTTATAACAGTTGCAACAATATCATTTGTGTCTTTAATCTTTTGTGCCCAACCAGCAGATGGCCTTACACCACCCCCATTAAGATCTACAGCACTAGACTGTAGGTTAGCTGTGTTAAGAGGATCAATATCTTTAGAGTGTAAGTTGTCAGCTACTTTGTTAGCTTCTTCTACACCACCTAAATTACCAGCACGAGTAGCTACTGTTGTAGATTTAAGAGATGCTACTTTAGAAATACCTCTAGCTATACTAGCAGTCTTACCTACTACACCTACAAAACCTAATAGATCTAGTGTACCAAATATTCTATCCCAAGATGCGTCTGGGTTGTAGCCTTTGCCGTATACTTCTCTAACCATCTGAGCATAAGCAAATGCATTGTCCTTACCCAAACCTTCTTTACGTATATCATCTACATATTCTTTAGCAAACCTACGCATCTCTTTAGGGTCAGCTGTGTCAAACAGAGTAGAGAGTAAACGATCTCCCTCACGAGCTGTACGATTGGTAAGGTTTTCATACCAACCAAATGCTGTAGCCCTTAGTATCTCTCTATCAATTAGGTCAATACCATAACCAATGTAACTCTTACCCTCTTGTTCGACAGCAGCTTGTTCCATTTCTTCTGTAAGTATCTGTAAGTTTTTGTAGTAACGAGTTTGAGTAGCTGTGTATCCTTCACTACGACTAAGTACATCATCTTCTATGTACAGGTCATCTTTATTGTAGATACCAAATAGTTTATTTTCACCATCTGAAATAACCTCTGCAAGTTCTATAGTGTCTTCTTTGTTGTCAATAGCCCTTGTCACTTTTCTTTTAAATGACATAGATGCTTGACTGTTTATTCGTTCTGATGCTTCTTCAGGTGTCTCATTACCTTTAAGTATTGCCTCATTATCTACATTAGGTGGACGTACAAACTCTGGTCCATAGACATCTTGAGAGTCTATAAATCCACCAGTCTTGTTTTCAGAAGTATCAATAAATTCCACAGTTATACTCCAAACCTTTTTCCAAGTTTTTCAAAACCACCTAGTTCCATACCTAGATTAGCTACAGCACCTGCTGTCTGTGCTCTACTTTGAGCCATTGTTATTTCTTGGGATAATCCTGACATCTGACCTGCAAAGCCAAGGTTACCACCTAACTGTGATGACAAAGAAGCTTGGCCACCAGCTAGACCTGAACCCCCTGTCACTCCCATAGCTCCAGCTTGTACCTGTGACTGTGCTCTACGTATCTGTGCCTCACGTATAGCCTGACGTTGGCTTTTCCTAGAGGCTAGTCCTTGCTGACGTGCTTGTGCTTTAGATGCTTGTCTCTTTTGTTGGACGTTTACTACTGTACCAAGTACCAATAATGCTTCTGCCATTTTATTTACTCCTTAAATTCATAAACAACCCAATCGTTATCTTTTCCTACATACTCAAAATTTAACATACGTACAAGTTTACTCATTTTACTTTCAGGTTCTACAGCTGCAAATACAGCTTGATAACCTACAGTTTTCCAAAACATCCACCAGTTATCTAATAGTGTTTTCATTTCTAAGAAGACTTCTTTTGTCATCTTATCTATAGTAGGTAGGTGAACTATAATAAACTCTTCGTTATACTCTAACCTTATACTAAAACATGAACCTCTTATTCCATGTAAACTTTTAGAAACGGGTATTGACTGCATTAAGTATTCCAAAGCCTAACAGTACAAAATCTTTACCTTGTTCACTCTCGAACCTAAGGCGCATACTGCGACCATGACCTCTCATTTTTAGCCGTGTGGTTACGACTTTTTCAGGATAGTCCCATGTGCCTAAGCTGGACTCGTTAACAACAGGAGTATACTTTAGTCTGTATGCCTGTTGTGGTGATGATGACGTGTTAGTACGGAAGTCCCAGTATGATGACACCAATAGAGATGACTCTCTTACAGGATCGTAACCTGCTGTATCACTGCCTGAGAACCCTGTCTCTGTAGGACGTAAGTAAACCTGTACGTAAGGTGCATTCTTCTTAAGTATTAGGTCACCCATGAAGTCGTACCCTGCCTCAGCAAAGGAGCTGTAGTTTGTGTCACCCCAATCTAAGAAATCAGTACCTGAGAACAAACCCATTGTCATCTTACCTGTAGCACCATCGAAGACCATCAGTACGATAGCTGCATCTGCTTGTGACAATTCTGTTAGCTGTGATACCACAACATCGTCACCACCTGATGTAATAACATCTGCACCAACTGAAGTAATGACATCATTCTCTACAAAGTTAGAACCAAAGCCAGGGTAGTATTCAGCACCTAGTATGTAATCAGGATTGCTTGCACTGTCAGATATAGTCCAAGGATAGAACGATTGTAGATTAACATCAAGAGTCAATACTTTATTCTTCTTGTTACCTACAGTCTCACCATTGTTAGGATAAAACCAGTGTACTCTCTTGTTGGTCTCATCGTACACAGCTGTACATTCTCTACGAGCATTGCCGTCGATAGCTTCAAAGAAAGTCTGTATAGTACCAATACTAATATTGTTAGCCTTAGCTCTACCTGATACCTCATCAAAGCTTAGAGTTTGGATACCATGCTTAGACCACCAGATAGGTACACCCTCTACACTGACAAAAGCTTTAGGGTTGTTTAGACCTACCTGAGATACTCTTGAGATAGAATACTCTGTGGCTTTGAATACACCGTCAACACCTTTGATCTGCCATACGCCGTTCTCAGCAAATACAAAGATAGAACTTTCGAATGCATGTAGTTTTAAAATGTTAGATGCTTCAGGTATTGATATGACACCACCGTCAGTAGCTAGTAGATCACTGATCTCCTCTGATGTTGGGTCATTCTGTTGGTAACACCGTGTAACTTCTGTCATGTTGTCTAGGTATTTAGAGAACAAGATTTTACCTGAGTTCTTTGAGCTTGTCAAACCTGCATAAAACACACGACCTGAGAATGTAGCTACAGCTTTAAACCTACTGGTTTCATTCTCTGTTGTAATACCTGCAATACCTGATGCTTCACTACGGTTCTTCGAGAAGAAGTCTAGTATGAAGCTACCGTTACCTGTTAGAGTTGATCCTGTAAATACTTTTTTCCATTCAGATTCACTAAAGTTACCATCTGCATTCTTACCTGAGTACCAAGGATGGGTCAGAGGTGGGTACTTAGTACTGTTGTAAGATCTGTAAGTAGCTAAAGCTGCAGATCCTTTTTCACCTGTCCAACCAGCATTAGCTGTGTCATACTGACGGTTGGTATCAGGGTCTAGTAAGTCTGAAGCATATGTAAGGGTGTCACCTAACCACTCAAAGTCTCTTACTCTAGGAGATATTTGGTACGTTGTAATTGTATTTGCATCTGAATCATACGTTATGTAGAACGGTTCGATAGCTTCAGATGTGACAACTAAGTTACCATTTATAGTATCCATCTCAACTTTAGCTAGACCTGGACCTACACTACCTGAGAAGTTAAAGTCATTAAGGTTTACAGAAAAGCTTTCTTCTTTACCTGAGTAAGGTTCTGAAGCTGTGTTATAGAAGTGTAGTGTTATTCCACTTTGTACAACTAGAAAGTCTAACCCTGCTACACCACCAGCATTGTGCCATCTACCTGTTGTAAATACAAACGAACCGTTCAGTGTGAATGATGAGTTAATATTGTTAGTCTCTAACTTAGCAGCCAACCTACGTCTACGAGAGCCATCTCTTTCGAGAAGACAATTAGATTCGTCAATAGATGCGTCTTGAGGGAATGTTAGCTCACCAGCTTCCGTCACCAGTCCCTTGATGAACGTGTTCACTACCTTCTGACTTAATCTCTGCGGCATCTTGTTTTTTCCGTTCTTGTCTAGCTTTACTGAAATTGTCTCTTCGGACTGTGGGGGTTTCTTTTCTGTTTCTTACATACTTTTCTACAGCTTGTTTAGCTTTTAGGAGACTTGTGTAATTACCACTAAGGTCAGCAGGTGGACTACCTTTAGTAAACTTAATCTCAAAGAATACAAACCCATTGTTTGCTTTCTGTATTATAATGTCAGTGTTAAGCTTGTTAGTTTTGCAAACACACTTTTGGTTTTGTGTGTCTTCAATAAATTCAATCATTAGTTTCTTCCGTAGTATGGACGTTTGTTTTCTCGTTTAGTTTTATACATGTCGTTCTGTACAAAAGATTTAAGACGACGAGCTGACTGCTCGATCTTAGGGTCTGACCCTGACTTAAACAATGAGAAGCATGTAGACTTAGCCTCAGCTAACATATAGGGAAGCATTGTGTCATCTAGGTCAGGTTCAAAAGAATCTGTAAGACTGAACGTAGGATACACATACCCAAATGATCTTGATTTATTATTCTGTAATGTTGTCTCTACACCTGCATCATATGAGTTCATGACAATATGTTCGTCATCAAAGCTTGTGTAGTATGATGGTGCTTCTGTATTACCTATAAACAATGTTGTACCACCTGCAACATCTGTTACTATAAGACTATTGTCTGTGTTTTGATTCATACGATCTATAAATACCATAGGTTCAACAAATGTAATTTCTCTGTAGCTTGTACCTGTAGTTGCTACATTGTAGTCAACCCTACTTAGTTGACGAGTATTTGTAGGATACTTAAAGTGTGTAGGCTTGGTTACGTCAGATAGTGATGTTAGTTTGATTAACTGTCTGTGCTCAGGTATATCTCTAGCTGCTATCAGATTAAAGAATGTATCCTGAATGACAGATGCTATTTGTTCAGATTCTACAGAATCACTTATAGAGTTGACACTCTCTGAGTCCATGTCACTCAGTATTGATTGAACCATTTCTAGGAGAGTACGTTTCATTTACACATGCTCCACTACTAGACTAATGACAAAGTCAACATGACTACTAGCTCCACCATCCGATTGAATGAGAACGTAATCGTTGTCAGTTGCTGTGTTGTTAACTGAAGGGTTTAATGTATCTACATCTCCAGTAGCTGATCCTGATTGAGTAATCGTAAGAGTACCCATGCTTGCTGATGCTGAGTTCTTAACTGTTATTGTAACATCACCACCTGCAATACCTCCTGCTAGTACTGAGGTTACTCTACTTACAGTACCTGCAAATGGAATGGGTACATATATATTCTGTGCTGATGATATGTCTGTAAAGTGAACTGTAAATACAGAACGCCTATGGTCTTCCCATGTACCTGAACCACCACCGTTAGCTACATACACCTTGCTTGAAGAGGCTGCTGCTACACCTTTAGGTTCGTGTAAGTATGGATCTGTGAGAGATGAGTGGTTTACGTTAGCCATTTAAAATTCCTTGATGTATGGGTACTAATGGTCCCTGCATCGGGTAAAGATATTTTACCCACATATTAAATCTTTGTCAAGTGTAGGAAAGGGGCCTAAGCCCCTAACCTTAATTTAATTATACGTCTGGGTTTGTCGCAACACGGACAATACCTTCAGGACGGTACAACTTAACACCGTAACGAGATGATGTTACATACTCGTGACGTTGGAAGTCTTTGTTGTACTCATAATCAACTTCTGGCATCTGACGCCATGCACCCACGAATGGGTTAGCAACAGGTGCAGCAGAGAAGAACATGTTCACTTTACCATTGTTACTAGAGAAGTCATTAGCAGTTGTGCCATCACGTTCTAGTAAAGCTGAGTCAGTGTTGTCTGGAAGGTAGTTAGATGTGTATACATCAAAGCCGTAGACGTTAGCTACGAAACGCATACCAGTTGCAACACCTTGTGACACTACACCTTCGAACTTAGGGTTGTTAGAAACATTAACTAAGTTTGACAGTGTATTGATTGTGAACTCAACTGACGGATCAACAATAGCAACCATTGCTTGATCTGGAACATTTGACTTCTTCAATGCGTAACGTGCATATGCAAAGTCTTCTAGTTCCATCTTACCTGAGTTACCACCAGCAATACGGTGTGCAATACCGTTGATAGCTTCAGCAGAGTTAGCAGATACACCAGCTTCAGGAGAAGCAAAAGTTGTAGCTTCGAAGTGCTCAAGAATAGCACGTTCTTGCTCAGGTACAAAACGAGACATTAGTTCGTTTGCATAGAAGAAGTCCTGTTCAGCTTTCTTAGTGATATAAGTAGCTGAAGTAAGATACTTGTCTACAGTAAACGTGAAGTCAGCTGTTGCAAGTGGATCATACGTAACTTGTGTATCTTCAGTGTAGTTGTTAGTTGTAATCTCACCTATTTGTGGGATATGAAAAGTATCTCCGTCTGGGAAACCTTCAAGCATACGGACGTACCGTTGTGCCATCATTTCATCACGAAGAAGTTCTTTTAACTCTTGGCTCCATACATCGGAACGAGTTAGGTAGGAAGTGGCAGAAGTCATACCAGCCATTTTATTTACTCCAAATTAAAAACTACAAACCAAATTTGTCGCCCAAACGCATTTTGTCATCCATTAATTGACGTTGGACTTTAGGTGTGTAGTAAAGGTTTTTGTTTTCTCGACGAAGATTTTGGTAGTAAGACCAATCACGTTCATTCGAGGCTTGCATATTTACACCTTCCGTGCGAACCGAACCTTCAACCAATGGTTTAAATTCTTTTTTAGGTTCACCAATAAGGTTAAAGAAAGCTGTGGGTGACTCTGCAGCAATTTCTTGCATACGTTCTATAGTTAACCCTAGCTCCTTAGCTTTATTCTGGATCTTAGCTGAGGCATCAGTGCCGTAACTCTTTTCCATTTCCTCATTAACAAAATTAAGGTTTTGCTTTACAGCAGAATCTTTATCTCGTTCAGTTAGTGTACGTTCAACAAGGCTCTTCAGGTCTTCCTCACTCAGACTAGGGTTGGTGTTCCCTTCTGACGTGCCACCAGTATTGTTGTTTGGCGTTGCATTCTTCGCATTGATGGGGTCTGCGGCCTTATTTTGCAACTGTTCCAAGAGATCTTTGGCGTAATCCTGTTTACTTAAATCTTCCCTCATATTACTGAGTTGTCCTTCAAGTTCTTTAATATAGCTATCAGCTTCTATTTTACCTTTAGCTAATACTTCAGGGTCTTTCCAATTATCTCCCTTCGCCTCTACGAGTTTCTGTACAAAAGAATCCTGTGGTTGGGTACTCTCAGTAGCTTGAAGCTCAGGTTGAGTAGTGTCATTGGTTTGTCCACTCTCAGAAAACACATCCATGTTTTATTCCTTATTAATTGTTATGAGTTTAAGCAGATCATCAAGTACTTGGTTGTACTCGTTGACTGCCACTTGACGTAGTTCCCAATTAGGTACTGCGTAATCACGAACCGATTCTTTCTTTTTAAAATCTTGTTCGAGAATTTCTTTTAGATCATCGAAAGCATTTCTGTAACCTAGTACTTCAGCTTTACGTTTCTCTTTATCTTGTCCCTTGAGACCTTTTAACCAAATAGATTTCATTTCTTCTTTTTCATTGGCTTTGTTTTAGGTCTCTCTTTAGGCTTAGGTTTCTTTGTTGTGTTACTGTACGGTTTAACTTTACCTGCTTTGTATGGCATATCTATATTCCCATTTCTTGAGCTAACATTAATTGTTCTTGGTTAATAGCCTCAGCTTCTTGCATCTGTTGCTGTGTTTCAAGTTGTTCAGATACTGAAATGTTTTCTGAGAACAACTCAGGTTCACCTAATTCTTCTGACAAGATTTTGGCAAACTCCTTACCTGACAAGTGGGCAGCCACTGTAGGGTCTTGCAACTTAATTTGGTATAACTGGGTAAGGTTCTGTATACGTCTAGCTCGTTCAGCAAAGTGTCTAGCACCTACAGGAACAATCTTACCTTTAGCTGTAATGTCATCCTTAGTAATCGTCTGGAATAGAACAGCACCTGTAGCATCATCTAAAACTCTTATTGTGTCAGACATATTCATATAACGACGAGACACCTCAAGCATAGCATTGAGTATTGGCTCAAGGAACACACGTTCGAAGTGAGCTGTCTTATGTTCGAAGATACGAGATGCTGAGTTCTGTAATGACTGTACCTCAAATGCTGTCTTCTCACCTGGTGTACGTATACCCATAGCTTGACGAGGAGCACCTGCCATCTCTTCCATCTTGTCTTCCAAGAACCTAATCTGTAAGTCAGCCTGTAATGCTGTAGCATCAGGAGCCATGTAACCTACGTCACCCTCTTCACCTAGATATACACGACCACCTGGTTCAAAGTCAAAGTCTTCTACATCACCTCTGATCTTTAACATAGGGTAAGCTATCTGGTCAAACACATCTGACTTCAAGTTCTCTAGGTGGTCAATACGGTACTGCATACCAACCAAATTATCTAAAGGTCCCATAGCATACAAGTTGTCAGGGCGAGGTCTCCATCCAGCTTGGAAGATAGGGGAGCTACCTAACCAACTAGGGTCTTCTTCGTTAGCCATAACATATGCTCTGTCAACTACTGTAATGACACGGTTCTTCAGTAAGACACCCTTCTCAGTATCGTAGTAGTCACCATAGAAGGTTAGAACCTCTACGTAGTCTGACTCGTAGTACTGCTGAATGGATGTAAAGCCGTCAGCTATATAACCGTCAGCTTTATCATACGTGGCGTCAGAACCCCTTACAGCAGCTCTAGCACCCATCATTTTAGAGAAGACACCTTCCATGTATTGCTTTGACGGATCACTGTCAATCATACTTCGGATCTCTCCAAGAGTCTTTATAGACTTGAGGATCTTAGGTGACTTCTCAAAGCTGGGTGCTGTAGGATTAAAGCAAAGATCGTATGGTGAAACACGTACAACCTTTGGACCTACATAGTTTACAACGAGGTCCCCAGCTTCTTTGACTTGGTAGTTGTCTTCCCATGTAACAGTAGCAAAGCAATTACCGTACTGAATGTAATCATAGAGTAAATCACTGGCTGTATTAACAAAGTTAGACTGACGGACTTTATTGTCCATGTATGCTTGTATTACACTACGTTTAGCTTTAACGTTAGCATCTCTTGTCTCAGCTTCAAAACGCATCCACTTAGACTGTGGGAATAATGTAGCAAAGTAATTAGCATGGAGGTTATCCATGATCTGAGTTAGCTTGGGGGTTGTTGTACTGTTAGACCAAGGTAACATAGCATTCTTGGTTGTGCTCGTGTCTGTAGCATACAGGTAGTTACGTAACTCTTTCCACTCTTCAACCTTAGACTGACGAAGGTTAGACCATTCACGCCATCTGTTAGATACCTCAATAGCCATTGAGTCAGGACTTAAAAGGTATTCTAATTCTATTGTTTCACCAGCCATTAAGAGGCTCCTCTAAATCTGTTATTAGCCCAAACGATATTCTTGTCTTTATTTCTACGTACATTCTTGAATGGCTTGACAGCAATGTCTATAGCCGAAGCAAGAGCATCTTTAATATCGTCATGCGGTGGGTTCCTTGACTGTAGTTCTTCTTCTAAAGTCTGTGTGTTACCACCACGATAATGCCATATTTGTAAGTTGTCATAACGAGGTTCTAAAGTTGCAGATATTCTTTCGTCTTTATTACCTTGGTATTTGTTAGGTCTGAACTCATCTACACTTATAGCTAATCCGTGTTGCTTGATAAGTTCTTTTAGTTGTTTAACGATTGCTTGTTGAGCTACTGTAACCTCAGCTCTTAGTTTACGGAATGACCACTTAGTTGACAACTGTAGTATGTGCTCAAAGTAATCTGTAATTCTGTCAGTACGAAAACGATCAATGTCTAGTACGTATATGTTATTATCTGAGTCAACCCCTACGATGACAATAGCTGTGTAGTCTGACTTCTTAGATAAACTAAAAGCAAAGTCTACAGCTGCAAATACGTTTAGCTTAGAGTCTTTGTAGAACCAGTGTCCTTGATCTTCTTTTAGTAACTTACGTTCGTAGTACTGAAACCTTGTGCTTTCTATAGGTACGTTGTCAGGATCTGAAGGATCGTTGTAGTACTGTGCTCTAAACTGACCCTTGTCTAAGTACTGCCCTCTTTTCTTAGCTAGTACCTTGATGTCAAACCCGAACCACTTACCGTCCTTACGTTGACTACGAGGCCATAACATTTCACCTGTGCCATCTCCTCTATCCTCTACAGGACGTTCAAAGATCTCGTAGATGTTATCCTCACCTACCTTGTTACCATCATCATCAAACAGTTCTTCTGTCATTTGTAGCAGATCGTTGTATAGATCTACAGGATGGTAACGTGTACCTACCACCCATTCTCTAGCATCTGCACCTTCGATAGATGACAATAAAGAGTACTGTGACTTAACCTTGTTTCTTCCCTCACCTGTGTATGCATTCTCGTATACTACTATATCATCGAGGACAGCAATATCGCAGTGCATCCCTGTAAGAGAAGTAGTAAGACCACCAGTGAACACAGACGGGTCACGTACTTTTTCTGCTTTCCTTAAAGGATGGTCTAACATAATCTCAGAGTTAGTCCATCTTGTTCTCTTACCATCTTCAGGGTGTACGTGGTCAGGCCAGTATCTACTATAAGTATCAGATGTTAGTATTGTTTTAATAAAGCCTAACTGTTTTTCTGCTAGGTTAGCTGTAGCAGATATATACAGGATACGTAGTGTTGGGTCTTTGGTTAGTTCCCATGCTACCCTGTAAGCTATCATACGAGACTTACCGTGATCACGAGGAAACAAAAGAAGCTGGTGAGACTTAGAATCTTCTCGACCCCACCAGTTACATACATCTTCGTGACACTGACCTAGCATTTGTTCAGGTGCTACTAGCTTGATAAATGTAACTAAGTCGTTCTCAGCTGCTGAACGTATTTGATCTAATGTAGCCATAGTATCCTAGTTATTTTTATTTGTCAAGATAAAAGTTTAAATTATTTAATAAGACCATGCAATGCTTACAGACCCACCATCAAAAGTATTAGAGCCTGATGGTTTAACTTTAAGTTGAGTTAGTTCACCAGATAATGTTTTAGAACCTGCACCTATTCGTTGTTCATTTTGGTCTGGGTCTATGACAGTATGTGCTTGAATAAACTTATTGGTTGTATGTACTCTTGTAAATGTCATACTACCTGTCCATTTGTCTGCTGCGTTTTGTCCTCTAACAATCATACCTGATGTAGACTCAGAAGCATTAGTCCAAACAGACCTAGATATATATCCTGAAGTTTCAATACCACCTGAGTCACCTAGCTGTATAAGTAAATCGTCACTACCACTCATGCTTAATTCGTCAAACATAACTGTAACTTGACGGACATCCGCAGGTATTCCTGTAAAGTTTGCTTCTGTACTGCCACCAGGTGTTACAGCTGCAAGAGAACCACTGCCTACGTTGTCAGCCACTATAGAGCCTGTTACAGTACAGCCTGTTGCTGTTGTTTCTAATTTCTTTGAGTTGTCGTGGTAAAGAGATACAGAACTATTACCTGCTGCTACAATCATTTTTTCTTCAGCTGGTGATATTAATTCAATAGTACCACCACCCCTTAGATATAAATTACCAGTACCATTATCCCTTATATGACTGTTTGAACCGTCGTGAAACAGTTCCATATCTGAACCTGCCCCAAAGATAACTTTGTTGTTATCACCAAATGACAAGTTGCCTGTAATACTATCACCAGATACAGATACGTAGTCTGTTGATGCTGTAGTTGCAGCAGTTCCTAAACCTAGAGTTGCTCTACCTTCTGTTGCATCAGCATCTGCTATTAGAGATGCACCAAATGCTGTGACTGTACCGTCAAAGACTGGGTCATTAGATACAGCTATTAACTTACCGTTAACAACTAAACTGTTTGCACCTATAACATTTGCATTTGTAATATCATTAGAGTTCATGTCAAAGTTAGCTGACATGGTGTTAGGTGTGCTACCGTCCCTAGATACTGTGTTGTCAAAAGCATTGTTAAGTGCTTCGAAGTTAGCATTCAGTGCTGCTCTACTGTAGTAGCCTGATGCTATAGTTGTTACGCCTGGTTTCTTTGCCATTGTATTTATTAATCCTTTACCTTTGGTGGATTGGTTTTAGTTACTTACAGCCAAACTCTCATGGGTGTCTCAGGTGTTACCCCATGTGATGTATCAAGTGTTTCTACAGTATCTCTAACTGCATCACCCATTAGTCTAATGTTAACATGCCAGCCTGTCATAGCTTGCATCTCAGGATACTCCATGCCGTCTTCATCTGTCAGGGTGTTGCCTGTAGGCTCGTGTAGAGTACCTACAACGTCGATGGCATAGTCAGATGTGTTTGACACTAGGTAAGGATCACCGACGTTTGTGGTAGTCTCCTCGCCTGTCTCCTCGTCTACTGTTGTTTCAGTGTCTTGAGTGTAGAATGATGACAAGACTGTAGGCATATTAGCTTCAGTAGCTAACCTAAGGTAGAAGTCAGTCTTGATTACTTCTGGTTCAATTACTTCTTCGGTCACTCTGGCAACTCCTCTTCTTCTTCTTCTACATACTGATCTGGGAATTGTGCTTCATGTGCTGTTAGCATTTCAGCTTCACTTGCAAACTCTTGCACTGTTGCATCATCTCGGTAGGATACGACAGTCCCATCCAATAGTGAGACTGCCGCAGTGTTAATGATGAAGTGACCTTCAGTTTTTGTAATGATACTCATTATGCTGTACCTCCATCTGTGATAGTCCATCCATCGTTACTAATCAGGTTAGCTCTAGCCGTGGCCGCCGCAGACCCTGCTGTGTATGTACTACTTCCAAAGCTAGGTGTCATACCATCAAATGGTTCTTGTGCATCCCAATTAACTAAGAGTGCATCATAACGTGAGGTTGGTATAGAGAAACCTGTTATAAAGTTATTTAAGTTACCAGCTAAATTAAGACCTTCAATGTTAAAGTTTTCGACACCCACAATATCAGTAAGGTTATTACAGTCTTTGAACATTTTATGCATAGTTGTAACTGAAGATGTATCGAAGTTACTTACGTCTAAAGATGTTAGGCTACTGCACCTTTGGAACATACTACTCATACCTGTAACTGAAGATGTATCAAAGTTACTCAAGTTTAAAGATGTTAGGCTAAGACATGTATAAAACATACCACTTGTATTTGTAACTGAAGATGTATCGAAGTTACTCACATCAATAGATGTTAGACCATAACAGAATATAAACATATTATTCATAGCTGTAACTGAAGATGTATCAAAGTTACTCACATCAATAGAAGTAAGGTTAGTACAAGAATAAAACATGCTACTTATATCTGTAACTGAAGATGTATCAAAGTTACTCACATCAAGAGAAGTAAGGTTAATACAATTACGGAACATATTATTCATAGCTGTAACTGAAGATGTATCGAAGTTACTTACGTCAAGAGATGTTAAGCTATTACAATCACGGAACATATTAGCCATAACTGTAACTGAAGATGTATCTGTTGTCCCTGCTGTAAACGAAGTCATATTAGTACATCCGTAAAATGCAGAAGATAATGATAACCAACCGACAGTACCTAAGTTCTCAACAGATTTAACTTTAAGTCTGTCACCTCCAGAACTAAATCTAATATGAGGGAAGCTACCTCTGATCCGTATCAAATGATCTCCAGCAGTTGCATATGTATGCGTTAGATTAGCATCGTTGTATGCTGAGATAGATGAGACTGAACCATCACCCCACTCAATGCCAGCATCAAATGTACCTACGTTTCCGGTTGGGATCGTAAAGGTTTCGTTGGCTGTCGTCGTTGTGACAGTCATTGCAAACTCATCTGTAAACGTTGGTGCTGATGCTGTAACTATGCCAGTATCCGTTAGATCATCTGACCACACTCTGAACTTACCTATTGTACCCATGAAGTCATAGCCTAACTGTAGGTCTGTTGCTGACAAGTCAGGAAGAGCTATAGGTGTTGTGTTAGCTATGAGTGCTGTACCATCGACTGCACCATTGATAAAGGTAGAACCATGTCGTGATGCTACGTTAAATGGTACGTTGATGTTGGGGGAGTATGACCCTGTTCCAGTTTCAGAAACAGCATCGTAAACACCAGCATTTTCTTGTGTAAAAAAGGGCCGTCCTGTGTCTGTTGAATTTGTACTTAAATCAAAAACCGAAAGAGTATTACTAGAATCTTGTCTCCACCTAGCCCCTACAACATTGCTGTAAATTCCCTCATCAGCATATGTCATCCTGCCATCCATCTGTATTGACACAGAGAGAGGGTTGATTTCTTTGATTGAGATGTTGTCGAACTCTCCCGTAGAACCCGACCCAGTATGCAGGAAAACTCTTATAATCCCAGTAGAAGAGGTAACAGTCTGGGAAAATGACCCAGTAGAAGAATTACCTGTCCCATTATTATACAGGGGTGTAGAAAAAGAAGCCCCGTCGTAGATACCAATTCGCAGGTTTGTTCCAGAAACTTGCTCCCACCCAACAGCATAAACTTGCCCAGCAGTGACATTTACATCTTGAGTTACGCCTATGTTCCCAGATGTAGAGGTTGCTAGCATGGTGTTAGATGCGTAACTAATCGTCCCTGTCGTGAGATATTCTGTATAACCTGTAGAGCCACTATCAAACGTGCCATTCGTCACCAACTCAGTGCCTGTAGTCTCAACAGGTGTAGGCCAAGGTAGATTAGCTGATGGTACTGTTAGTGTCTCAGCCGCCCTTGTTACAGTTGATCCTGATGTTGGGATGTAGCTTGATGGGGTTGAGCCTTGTTCAAACTGAGTGCCATAGAGGTAAATGCCAGAAGTTCCGTCATTAGGGCTGTCTGGTAATCTACTAGAAACATCAGTGTCGTACACAGCAACAAAGAATGGATTACCAGTAGTGCTTTGAGAGGCTACAGCAGTTAAAGTTATTCTATACCAACCATTACCTACTGGTGTTACTATAACACCTATGTTGCTATTACCAAGACTACCATTAGAAAGATTGACGTTAGCAAATGTAGCCGCAAACCTTGGAGAAGAACCTCCTATTTGAAGCCAACTATACTCGCCAGCCTTGGCATAAATTGAACCTGTGTAAGTTGTTCCACTAGTAATTGAAATACTAGGAAAAGTAACTCCTGCCCAACCACCAGACTGCGGTATTATAAGAGTTGCATCTGTAGCACCTGACGGGCTGGTAGTGTTGTTTGCTGATATAACTGCTCTAGTCTTAAGCCACTCAGCATTAGCAAAATCATTCGAATAAGTAACCAAATTAGTCCTAGCTTCACTCTCATGGAGTACGCCTTCGTTTGCCCAAGCATCACCATTGTAAATGTGGTGGCCTACTCTTGGTAGGTAAACAGCAGAACTTGTTGTTGGAACGTAGGTTTCTAAGCCAGTTGGTTGTGCTGGGTTGTCTACCATACCGCCTAAGTTACTGCGGAATAAGTGTGATCCCCATGCGTATATGCCTTGGCCTACAACTCCAACAAAAGAACTTAATGCTCCATTACCAATTCCAAGTCTAATACTATTATCAATGTCCGTAGAGCCATCGTTAGTTACTGAGCAATAATACCAACCATTGCCTACATCTACCATGTTTGCAGTATTACCAGTTCCAGATGCTGTTGCTACACCAGTAGATAAATTAAATGAACCACCAACATTACCACCTCGACTGAGGAAAATACTTGCAGATGCTACCTCTCCTGCTTTAAAAAAGGCTGATACTGTATGAGACTCAGCACCCATAGTTACACCTTTTGATATAAAATGAAAACTATTATTGGTTGTAGCAAATGATAACTTATCTGCTGTAGTTGTACCATCAGGTGCTGTGGTTGCATTAGATGTGACTGAACAATCTGTTTTACCCCAATCCGAATTAGAGAAGTCCTCAGAGTAAGGCAGTAGGTTATGCGGACGCCACTTAATGTTACCATCACTGCCTGTCATGGTTGCATTGCTAGAGGCACTGTGAGTTACAGCAGGGTTAAGGTTTGACTTGACACCTGCAGCTCTGTAGTACTCATTGATAAAATCTAAAGAGTAAGCTGGTTGTTTTGTCAGGACACCATAATCTAAAGCTACAAACGAAGCTGAACTATTACGTAAGTCTCTCATAGCCTCATAGAAACTACCGTACTCTGACACCAAAAACTT